GAAGCCAATGAACAATCCACCCAATAAAGTCATTAAAGTTTTTAGAAATCCATCTGTACTCTTTGAAATTGATGATACTAAATTGCTAGTTGTCTTTTTGTTAGATGATTCTAATTCTTTTTCTTTTAGAGATAGAGCGTCTTTTTTGCCAAGATTTTCTTCTGCTTTCTGATCTTTTTCTACTGTTCTTCCAAAGCAAGAACATAAACTATCTGGCAAAGCTCTTATTGCTTCTAGCGCGAGAAAACTAGTTGCTACCAAAGTTTCCAATGTAGTAAACAGTTTATCTTTATCACTAGTATCAGATTGTTCTGGTTCTATTTCTTGTGCAACAAGAACGTTGTCAAACATTTGAGAAAATCGCGAACTCATTTCAGATAGTCCTATGCTAATCTCATTTAGACTATTTGATATGCTTTGCATAGTATTCATGAATTCTTCAAAGCCAGGAACCATTTGTTGGTTGTCAGCAATGGCGTCCACGATTTCGCCTACTAGCACATTGTTGTCTAGTACCATCATTTCGTTTCTACCATATTCTGGTTTTGGTAATGCTGGCAACACTGCCATGTTTATCTCCTAGCTTTTCTTTGTTGTTCTTCCATTTTTTCTTTTTCTTCTTTTAGATGTTCTATAAGCATATGCACATAGATATCCCTTTCGAATGGTATCCATCCTTCAATATCTGACATCGCATAATTATGGTGTTGCATCAAAGCAAAATTTGTTCTGTACCAGTTCGACAGACTATTATAGCCTGTCGTTACCCGAAAAAACTTTGAATACCCTCTAGGGTCAATTCCCTAATGCTTCCGTCTCTTCGCTTATACGAAATGTTTGCTGTTATTTTTGGTAATCCCACAAAGAACTCCTGCATTTTTGCTAAGTCCTTTGTTCCTAAGCTCATAACCCAGTCATCTAATTCCGTCTTTGAGTATTCAGCAACGTCATATGCAGTTTCGCCATCAAAGATTTGATCAATGCTATCACGAATCATCATTAGAACAGTTTCTGCGCTGTTCATTTTGTTTTCGGCAATTAAAGAAAGAACTTCGTACGAAGGATATTTTAATACAACAGAAATAGGATCTGTTAATTTAATAAAATTGCCGACCCTTGGTTCAGAAACAGATATCTCTTTTTCTAAATCTAATTTTACTCTATATGTTTGATTATCTTGATCGTCTTCAATTGTTAGTTCTAACACATTGGATACAGACTTAGCTCTTAACATCAGAAAAATATACTCTAAGTCAAAGTATGCTAGTTTATCAACATCTTTAATATCCAACACACAGTTATTGATAATTTGTTTATAGACATTAATAATGTCTTTCACTTCATTACTTTCTCTGGCTATTAAAACCAGTTTCTCTTCAGAAACGGTATATGGTCTGTAACGAACAACTTCTTTGGTAGAAGGAATAGTCAGTTCGAAAATAGGTTGTTTGATTTTGGGTAAAGCCATTTTAATCTCCAATCATTAATCATTTTATGGGAAAGTTTTGGTAATATTCTTAACTAGATTTTTACCGTTGATAATAGTAGTATTTAGATTTCTCAAAGAAGATACTGCTGCCGAGCTGTTTCTGTCTGCGCCGACTATTCCTAGTAGAGCGTCTAGTCTTCCTTGAGTCGAGCCAGCATTTCTTAACAATCTAAAATTAGTTTGCACTTGCTTAATTCCTCTTAGTGTAGAATACGCGCTATCTAGACCAGTTGTTATGGAATTTACTAGATCTGATAATGTTCTACCGAAAGAAGCTTCTGTTTGTTGTGATGTAGTTTCGTATGCAGACTTAGCATAATAATGTTTTCCAAATTGATACTGATAATCACCAAACGTATATTCGGCAGTTCTAAATGCCATTCTAACAGTGCATTTTGCAATCTGATCGTCATCTGCCCAATCTAATTGAATCTGCCCAACCTCTATTGGAAATGCATCAAATAATTCGCACTGAACAAGCGCATAACTATTTCCTGAAATATCTTTATCTCCAAATGGACTTCCACCAACTGCTAACGAACTTTCCTGAATATCTGCGTCATTTACAGAAGCAAATTGTGAGTTAGGATCAGCCATGCCTGCATACTTTGATATCATGAATATATTAAACTTGATAGCTTCATAATTATCTTTATATCTAGACACATGTGCTATATCTGGAAAATCATTATTGTTTACCATGATATAGTTTAACCATCTGTGGAATAGTTCTAAAGAACTAGCGCGATCAGCATCAATATAAAATGTTAATTCTACATCATCAAACATTGAATCATATGGAGTTTTTACTGTCGGTCCATATCCATATGGTTTTGATTCTTGAGTAGCAAGTCTTCTTCCTGGCATTTGCGCAGCACTGCAAAGATATGCGACCTCTTGATATCTCTCAATTGCTAATTCAGCAGGTGGAACGATCGTTACAACGAAATTAGAAGTTCTTGCTAAATCAACTGATAGAAACTTTTGAGAAAAGAAATCTACACTAAATCTATTTGATGGAACTGAAATTTTGGGAGCGGTCTCGCCCTTGACTTGGACGTTGGACGACGTTGACTGATCTGTTGGCGCTGTCGACTGCATTTGTTGAAAAGTTCTGCCGCCGATGGTCGGCTCTATTGCTGGTTGTTGCGGACCAGCTAGAAATTGAGAAGCTGTAATATTTGATGCATCAGTGGCCATTAGATTTTGCTCCTACTGTCTTTCCAGACTTTATCTTTAGTTGCTTTCTTAAATTGTTCTGTTGGTAGAAACACAGTCATGTCCCATTCTTCTGGCGGAACATAGATAAACTTGGATCTCATATGATCAAACAAATAATGTTTGAAGCAAGGTTTGAAGAAGCGAAATCTAGATGCAGAACTTAGTAATTGATATGTAATTTTTAATCTTGTGGTTTCGTTTCCGACCACACCGTTTACTTGAGTTTCATACAGACCATCCATTAATTTGGCGCGCAGGATTGGTGGTAAATAATGTAAGTTAAGACCATAAAATCCGCCTTCTGCTGGCTGCACATAAAACACTAGAGGAAATCTATCATAGAATGGTAGAGTTTCTTTTCCTTTTGGATCGTATACGAACATGTACATGCGACCAATTTTACCGATATTTCTTTTTCTTTCGGCTTCATTGATAAAGAGATTAGTTCTTACACTAGCTTTTGATATTTCGTTATATTTGGCTCTCAACCAATCAACAGATTTTTTAGATCTGTTGATTACGTCGATGCCAGTTTTAGAAGCATCTTTGACTAGTCTATTATAAATTGATGCAGGCATTAGCCGTTTAATTCCTTCTCTGTTATAATTTGAAACTTCCAGCCACGATCTTTACAATACTCTTCGGCAGCTTTCCATTTCGATTGATTCTTGCCCCAAGTCATCACTTCGTTGATATAGCGTCTAGTTCTTCTCTGTTGTTTCTTGGGTTCGCGAGTCTGAGCCAGTGGCTTAATCTCGACGAGGATACTTTCTGTTTTACCATCTGGCGTTCTTTTCTTAAACCAGAAGTCTACGAAGTATCGATGTAGCTTGTTATCTGTAACGCAGCGATATGGCACTACAACTTCTTCTGAGTTCCATTCAAGAACATCAGAATGCGTATCAAGAAAGTTCATAAACTTCAGTTCTAGACTTGACCTATAAATAACTTTGGTCGGGTCACCCTTATATTTAGCTGGGTTCTTGACCGTGTATCTTCCTTTCCATGCCATTTTATCGCCTAAATAAAGATATAATCAACAAGGTATTTATATGCCAAGAACAGAAACCCCAAGAACTCCGCGAGGAGTAAATAACCCAAGCGAAATCATACCGCAATCAGGTATCAGTCTATTAGACGAAGGAGAGGGTGTTCTCTTTGGATTATTGTTGCGTCCTGTAAAATCATCTCTTGACAAAATTAAGATAGACCTTTCTGCTATTCTTGGGGCGAGCGGTTCTGGTGCTCCAGGCGGAGATGCTGCTGCAGATCCCAAAAAAGAAGACAAACCAGCTACGCCACCAGCACTGTCAGAAGATCAAAACAGCAAAATTAATAATGTGCTAAAAGATGCAGTGACGGGTGAACAGTTTAGTGCTAAATTGAAATCTGGTCAGGCTATCAGAAACTCAGGTAAATATATCTTGATGCCTTTGCCAATCAATATTATGGATGCATTAAATATACAATATAGCACAACACAACTCGGTGCACTAGCTGCTGGATATGCTCTTGGTAGCGACGCATCAGAAGCAATGCAAAATGGCGGATCAATTGCTGACACGGGTGTGACTGGAGCAAACTACGCTATTCGCGCTGCACTAGGATTAATTCCTGGCGCTGGCGGAGCAGTAACAGCTCTGACTGGACAAGTGACAAATCCATTTGCCGCGAGCGTGTTTGAAAACGTAGAACTTAGAACGTTCAATTTTCAATTCAATCTGCAAGCAAAAACTCCTGAAGAAAGTAATCAAATTCGAGAAGTCATAAATTTGATTCGATATTATTCTCTTCCAAAACCAAACGGTCTTTTGCTCGATGTTCCTTATGAATGGGAAATAGGATTCATGGGTACAGACTATCTGTATGCTTTTTCTCGTTGTAACCTGATTAGAATGGAAACCAACTTCACACAGAATGGTCCAGTATTTACAAGAATAAATGCTCCTAAAGATGTTACTCTCAACTTGGAGTTCAAAGAAATATTTGCCATGAATCAAGATACCATTACAAGATTTGCTAATCCTAGTATGAATCCATCAGGGCTTGGGTTTGATCGTGGAGATAACAGTCCAACTCCTGGCGCTGGCGAAGCCGAAGGAACAGATCCAAATACTGGTTCTAAACCAGAATCTCCAAACAACGAACAAGTACAGAGAGATAAAGAAATATCTAATCTGTTAAGCGAGTACCAAACCAGCATACAAGAAATTGCAAGATTAGAACAGATAGTAAACAGTGGTTCTGTGTCTAGTGCCCAGCGCCGAGATCAGGCTGCTGCTGATAAAGCTATACAAGTCAGCAATGCAAATAAAGTAGCAGCTGCAGCCAATAGTAAAATGCAACAATCTAATAACACTAAAGCAGATGGAACAGCTTATGTTCCACTACCAGGAATTTAATACATGGCCACTCAATATTTCAAAAATTTCCCATTAGTATTTTACAATAATGTTAAACTAAGAAACATTATGCTGAAGACTAATATCATTCGAGAAATATTCCTAAACGATACTAACTTCTATACTTACGAAGTCAGAGATGGACAAAAACCAACTACAGTTGCGTTTGATTATTATGGTTCTGTGGATTATACTTGGCTTGTCTTAATGTCAAATCAAATTATAGACCCCTATTTTGATTGGATATTGAGCAATGAAGAATTTGATTCTCACATAATTAAAAAGTATGGTTCTATTCCAGTAGCACAAAGCACAATCGTAGAATATAAAGACGTCTTAGGAAATTATGTTTCTTTAGACACGTATAACTATTATGCGTTAATAAGTTCTTCGATGGTATCTAACTTTACTCCCGTTTATGCTATCGATAAAGAATTTGAATTAAATGAGCAGAAACGAAATATTCAATTAATTGATCGCGTATATTCCACCAAAATCGCAAGTGAATTAGAACAGAGTTTAGCATAATATGGCTGATGCAGGTACAATTATAACTGAGAATATCGGTACTATTACCGAGTTTAACTGGTCAGTGGTTCTTAAGAAAGAAACCACTGCCCCAGGAAAGGGCATCAACACTCTAATAAAAAGCATTACACTTTATTCATCATTAGATGACATGTGTATGTCCGTAGAGTTCTCGTTAGTTGACTCCTTGAACCTTGTAGATGACAATTACCTTCAGGTCGGCAGTATCATTGAAATAGATATTTACAAATCATCTGATGATCCAGTTGAGAAAAAGATTTCTAAGCTACGTTTTTACATTACCAATATTGATGGTCAGATTCAATCTAAGACTCAGCGCCAGAAAGGTTATGACGTGGCTGCTTATACATTTGCTGCAATTTCAAATGAGTGGCCACTTCTAGAAAAGATTAAAGAAAACACTCCTTCTGAAATGATAAAAAATATCGCACAGAGAAGATTCACAAAA